CACAAAGGGACCTGCATTCGTACCAATCGTGCTAAGAGCAGTCTGGAAGAAAATGCACTCTACCTTACGAAGGCACCCAACATTCAGTCTTATTGGAACCCCACAGACAGTCGAATATATATTCGATCGTCTAGGGAGGAACCTTAAGGCCAATGAAGGGTACCTAAGCGGGGACTATGCAGCGGCTACAGATAATCTTCACAGCTGGGTGAGTAACACCATTGCGCAACAAGTTGCGAAACGGTTAAGACTACATCCAGTCGAGGAAAGATTACTGATAGCATCGCTGACAGGCCACACTTTGTTAGGTAGAAAGCAAACTTCCGGGCAGCTGATGGGCAGCATAACATCTTTTCCGATACTGTGCATTGCAAACGCAGCCATGACACGTTGGGCATTAGAGCTCGATAAAGGATATAAGATTAATCTTAAATCCTCGACGATAATGATCAACGGAGATGACATAGCGATGAGATGTACAGAGAAAGGATACAAATTCTGGTCAATGATTACTAGCTTCGGAGGGTTGGAAGAGTCGGTTGGAAAAACCTTCTTCTCGAGGAAATTCGTTCAAATTAATTCAACGAACTACCTTAGAGATGAGGAAAATCCACAGACTCTTCTAGGGGTCGAACAACTTTCTGATAGAAAGGTACAAGTACCTATCAATCAGAAGGTGTCTGATCTCATGACCACAAAGGTCATACCACGAGGCGGGAAAACCATCGTCAGAGAGTGTCCCTTCTACGAGGTCAAATACGTGAACATGGGTCTGGTCACTGGGACCAAACGTTCTAGTGGAGCAGCCCTCAAGGAGCTCACAGACCCACGTTCAAATATAGGAACTCGTTATCGGAAATTGATGGAAAGCTGTCCGCAGGGAATGCAGCACGAACTTCACAAACACTATATAAATCGTCATTCAGAAATACTGAAAAAATATCAGTTACCATGGTACATACCAGAGTGGCTAGGGGGATACGGAATGACCGGGCTTCACCTACCTTCAGAAAAAGACCTGCGAATAGCAGGGATGATTCTAAGGCAGTGGAGTCAGATCAGACCAATCTCACTAGCACACCAGCATGCAACATGGAAAACATGGGAGCTTGCAAGCAAGCGAATCCCATCATTCGTAGTCGGAAATAAATCCAACAAGGGAGTCGAACAATGTCTTGACCTCACGGCCAAGGTATGCATTGACTTACTTTTTGATTCGAATGTGACATTATCAGATCTGTTTGAACCGGAAATCGAAAATGAGGTAGTACGCGTACTCGTTCACAATGAAATGATTTGGAGACCATCCTTCTATCCAAGCCTAGGGCCTGAATTAGAGATGGACCAAATTACATTTCAGACGAAATACGACTCCCTCATAGCAGAGGAACCGGTCTACACGACACAAGATACAGTGCTTCCTATCCTGGACTAGACAAGTCTAGCCCCTCACACACACAAAAAGAGAGATCTAAAGATACA